AGCTGTAACTGCAGTAAATACGCCTGCATTTGGATTAAACGCAACTTGGCTGCCTACATTTGTCCCAGGCGCAATATTGACAACTGATTGGTTGCCGTTGACGTCAGCCACAATTGCAGTTGTACCATTGGTTCCTACATACAACAGTGTTGCAGGTTCAGTAGATGCTGTCGTATCGGCGCCAACGGTAGAACCAACTGTTGATAGCGCGCCAGTATCAGCACCTGTAACGCCTGTAGTACTTGTTGTGTCTGCGCCTGTAGTACTTGTTGTGTCTGCCCCAACAGTGGAAAGCGCGCCAGTTGTGCCGGTTGAATCACCAACAGCTAATGCGCCTGTTGTAGTTACTGGGGCAAGTGCTGTTTGCGTAACTGGTGCTGTAGAGCCTGTAGTTGTAAGGCCATTGGCATCTGCATACGTGTTTAAGGAATTCTCAACTGAATTGGCGGTACCTAAAGATGCTGCCGTTGACTTACCTACACCGGCTCCAAGTACGCCTTGCGTAAACATTGTGTTGGCATCAACTTTACCTGTTGTAAGGTATTGCACAGCGGCGCTGGTTGCAGTTTCTTCTGTGCCTTCGGAGAAGCCTTCTTTAACTGTGCCCTTAGTAACTTTGCCTGCCGCATTACCAACTTCTTCGCCAATGAACTTACTAACAGCTTTACTATCGAACAAACCTGATGTTAGTGCTGTAATGCCAAATGCTGTGCCGCCAGCTTTAAGCGCAAGAGACGATGCTTGATCAGGAGACATGCCTTTTGCAATTGCAGCCTTATATGTCTCATCATACGTGCCGCCTAATGATTCACCTGCATTCAGCAATCTGTCAACTGCCATACCTGAGAATGCGCCTAGTGTTTTACCCGCAATGCTTGCAACGCCAATAGGCAAAATCTCTTGCAATGCTTCACGGCCAATAAGACCGGCAGCGCCTGATGGGTTGGCAACAGCTGCACGATAAAAAGCTGCAATTTTTTCACCAACTGTCTCAGCTTTAGCCACCGCGTCAATAATGGCTTGCTCTTCAGCCTTACTTGACTCAGTTTGAATAGTCTTACCAAAACTCTCCATTGCAGTAAATGCTTGATTAAGAGAGTTATTAGTGCTTGTACCGGTTAATGCATTAACTGCTGTGACTAAGGATCTACCTTGCTCACCCATAGCTTGTGCTGTATTTGCCAAACCGTTCTGAACTACATTGCCTAGTACGGTTGAGGCCTTATCAACAAACCCGCCAGAAGGTGCAATGTTCATACTGCCACTAGTCACATTACCTGCGGCATCATAAGTTACATCATCAGCGGCATATGTATTCTTTGCTAATAATGCTGCTGTATTACGTGCTGCTAAGTCACGTGCTGCCTGATCATTTTGCGCTGCAACAGTGCTAGACGCTGCCGTTGGCGTGCCTAAGTTTTTAGCATTCAATGCAGCAATGGCAGCATCACTTTCAGTAATTGCGCCAACATTGCGTGCTGCTGTCTGCGTTGAAGCTGCAGTGTTAGTTGATAAGTTAGTCTTATTTAACGCGGCAATGGCTGCATCAGCATCAGCCCCTGTGCCTGTGCCATACGTCTTACCATTCCACTCAAACGTAGCGCTTGGCCCATACGCCAATCTTGCAGCATTAAACGCGTCATTGAATGATGTAACCTTAGGCCCAGCTGCAGTGTTCTTATCTATTGCGCCTTGTAAATCGCCCCACTCATCAGTATAGTTACCAACGTCAGTAAGGATGTTAGAGCCATTACCAAAGTTTAGCGTGTTGATTGCGCCAGTATCATTGCCAATTGATGAAGTAATCTGCTTGGTAGATAAGTTGGATGCGCCTGTAAGACCGCTTGCGTCAGTTGTTGCGGCAGTCTGTAATGCGCCAACTGTATTTTGCCCTTTAGCTTCTGCTATAGTTGCGTTGGCTGTGGCAATGGCAGAATTAACAACAATTTGATCAAGCGTTTGACCTGACAATGCGCCAGTCACGGCGTTAGTAACAAGTTGCTTTTGCGTATTTGAAAGATCTGCAAAGCCGTCAATACTGCCTAGTAGTGTATTAACAGCGGCGCCTGTGCCACCTGTAGCAGCGCCTGCTAATACGGCATCTCCAATATTTTGGCCTGACAATACAGCTTTGCCGCCTGCCACAGCTGCATTTTGAAACGCTTTAGAAAGTATGCCTGTCGAGTCAACACTATTTAAGAAGCTTGTGCCGTCTTTAACAGCGTCAAGCCCTGGAATTTGCGCGCCTGCATAGCTAATGGCTGCACTCTTAATGGCATCACCAATATCTTTGCCTGACAGCACCTGCACAGCCATGTTTGCTGCAATTTGCTGGGGTATTGATAATCCGCCTGTTGCAATGGCAAGACCAACTTGGGCAAGTGGCCCTAAATCTTCCATCAAGATTGCAAGATCATTTGATGTTGCCGCTGTTGTATAAAAAACAGGATTACCTTGCGCATCAAACTGCACGTTGTAGCCGGTGTTTCCTTTGCCATCAAACGTGCCGCCAAAAGCATTGCCTTTTTGACGTTCACCATACGTAGTGGCAACTTCTTGCCCAGTAAGCTTATTACCAAATACTTCTTGTTTGCCTACAGGCGCAGTGTAAACAATCTCTGCACTGCCTGAATCGCCGCCAGTGTAAACAGTATCAGCTTTAACCAAGCTAGGATCAATTGTCTTTCCGGTTTGATCCACATAGCCAATAATTTTTTGTGAGTAAAATTGCTGGCCCTCATTGTCTGTGATCAAGTCGCCTTGCCCATACACAGGCTGTACCGCGGCGTCAACTGTTTTAGTAACTTTGCCGAACTGGCTAATATCCGTGGCACCAGTATCAGCAATGATCTTGGCCATGTCTTTTGCATTAGCTTCGGCAGAGCCTTTACCTTCGCCTTTCCACTGGCTAGAAGTGCCTTGCGCAAGAATTTGCTGCGTTATTTTTTCTACAGCAGCCTCCTTAGATATAGGGGCAGCAGCTGTAGACAGGGCGCCTGTAGTTGCGGCTGGAGTTGTAGCTGCTGGGGCCGCTGCTTGTGTTAATGCACCTGTTGGTGCAGGTGGAGGTGTAACTACTGGTGCAGGTGGGGGCGTGTAGACTGGCTCAGGCGCAGGTGGAGGAGGTGGTGGGGGCGTATAAGCCGGTTCCGGTGGAGCTACCTCAGCCGCCTTAAAGTAGTTATTAACTTCAGCAGTTGAAAAGCCTGTAGCCCTTGCAAGATCTGCAACAGATACCCCATTAGCAGCTGCCGCAGCTGCAATAGCTGCTGGGTTATTGATATTGGCTTGCACATAAGCAAGAATTACGTCATCTGACAAGCCGCCTGTGTCTTCGTATGCTGTGCTGTATGCTGCTTTTGCTGCCATAATTAGCTCGTAGATGGGTTAACTGCGTTGACAAGCTGCTCAGCCCATTCTTGCCAATCATCAAATTGATACGGTCCGGGAATACCCTCATTGGTAAACACGTCAATAGCTTTTAAGCCTGATGCCCATTCTTTCCAGTCCGTATTGGCGTCAGGAATAGCTAGTTGCTGCGTGGCGTAAAGCTCACACATAAGACAGCCCCATGACTCAAAGGTGTGATACCTTGGATCATAAACCAGAGCAACGCCAAGAGTATTAGCCATAAGGTCTTGAATCTCCAACATCTGCGTCCAACAAGACTTTACCAACTTGGTAATCACCGCCTGCCACGTTAGACACAAACTTTAATCGCAACTCACGACGTTGTTCACGCATATCAATCTTGCCTGTTGTTGGGCTAAACGGATATGCTGCTGATGTCACGTCGTCTGTTTGCGCAAATGGTCGACCTGTAACATAAAGCTCCATTTCGCCTTCTTGAATAAAGTCAGGCTCTACACGCTCTAGTCTTAACCATCTATTTTCACCAATCATGTTTGGCTGTGATGGGCCACCTGAAACCAAGCCTACGTCATTTGTCTCAAAATAAGACTCAATAGCCAGCACCGTAGTATCTTGAACCGCATCAGTCCCAATCTCATGCTGCCACAAAGATACAAAGTTAACCACTGAAGTTACAGTAATAACTAAACCGGCTCCGGCCGGAATTGATGCTGACAGCGTATTGCCTACAACGTAGTTTTTACCCTTAGCATAGATCGTGACAGATGTAACAATCCCGCCAGCTACAACAATAGTAGCTGTGGCGTATGAGCCACTTCCACCCGTTAATGCTTGATTGGTGTAAGTGCCATTGGTATAACCAGATCCAGCGGTTGTAAGTGTTACGCCATTCACGCCGCCAACTTCGTTGATGTTCCACTCAGCAGCAATGGGGTAATGGAATACTTGAGAAAAGAAGCCTGCTGATCGCTGAGCCCCATTTGCAAAGCCTGCGTCATACCACACGTTTTCACGCACGTTGTAAATAACGGCGTTATTGCACTCCGTGGCGTTGCCTTCTGGGTAAAACCACCAGATTTCGCCAAACCTTGGTACTTTTGAGACCCAAACTTTCTCACGCTGAGCGTAATTCAGGTTGTCAAAAAAGTAGTTTTGATTAAAACTATTTGGAATCTCTTTCACAACGCCGTTGTAAAGCAAGAATCTATCAACACCACACCAGTAATACACACCATCGTACTCAATTACTGATTGACTCGAGAGGATAGATGACTGGCTTGTAATAAGGTCATACCTCCAGTATTGCGGAGGCGTGCCTGAGCCGCCAATAAACGACACGCGGATTAAAGAATCCAAACTCCAAAAGAGGCCCGATGGTGCATTCGAGCCGCCACGTACAGGTAATCCTTGGACAATCTTGCCGGTGGCCACTGAGACCTCGTTGGCATCGGCAGATACCCAATCGTTGACGTTTCCAGCTGAACAATTCTTAATTAGACCATCATTGCCGTAAACAAACACGTAAGGGTGTAAGGATACCACGCCACCAGAGACGGAAATGCTGTTGTCAAACGTGAGTGTTACACTTGAGCCGGTAGCAGTTGCCGGGGCTGAAATAGTTAAAGTCGTAGTTGCAATGGACACCACAGTTGCGCCAATTGGAATGCCTGTGCCTGTAACAGTCTGACCTGCACCGATCTGCGTATTTGCTGCAGCCATTGTAATAGTGGCTGAAGTATTAGTAATTGTTGCCGCAACAGCAGTAAACACGCCAATAGGCGTTAGGCTTGTGCCTGTGATCGTGCCACCTAAAACCGGTGTGTTGATGTTGTTATCAATCAGCGTGAGATTTTGCCCTGGATGCGCAAGCAATAAGTTATTGCCTGAACCCGTGCCGTCAAAGAAAGTATCAAATTGCCAAAGGTTGTTATCACTAGATGTAAAACCCGACAAGGTCATATCTGTAATGCCTGCGCCTACACCTGTATTGCTGATAGGCAAAAGCTGCAAGCCTTGTGAATGCCCACTAAATACATTGTTAAAACTTTGCTGTGGATTGACATACACACCGCGTGATGGGCCTGACAAATTGGCTGTGATTTGTCTGTAGCCACCAACTTTACGAGGCCTGCCGCGTTGAAACCTTACCCAACGGCCGTCAGAATAAGCATCAGCATCAAGCGTAGTACCATCACGCTGAATCCCGGGCTTTGTATCTAAAGCAAAGACCTTTTTGGTCATTAAAAGGTGCCCCCAGCAATGCCAGTAGTGAACGTACCTGTTGTACCTGATACTGCGCCGCCTGAGTATGACGCGCCAGTTACTGCGCCAGAAAAAGCGCCTGTTGTGCCAGACACGCCACCTACAATTGCCAACCCTGTGGCTGACAACGTTGAGCGCAAGACGCCAAGAATTGAAGTGTTAAATTGGCCTGCAGTTGCGCGATAAACACCTGTGGTTGTTTCATTACCAAAGTTTAATGAAGGCGCACCAACGTTGCCATCAGACAAGCTCAATGTTGTAATAGAGCCTGCTTGTGTAGTATTGGCATTAAAGAAGTTAGTGCCATCACAAGCCAATGTAACTTGCTGGCCTGCAGGAATCACAACAGACGTTCCGGAGCCTGTACCTACAGTAAAACTATAGCCGCCTGCGGTTGTTGAATTTTGAATCACATACAGATTCACAACTGGAGGGTAGACAATGGTTACGTTGCCGGTTAACGTGCCTGTATAAGTCTGAATTGTGTTGGTGGCTTCACTTGAAGTTAAGGTGTACGTACCTGACGTTACGCCTTTAACCAAAGAAGTATAGAAAAACTGGTTGCTGACGCCGTAGCCAACAGTGATGTATGTAACACCAGTACTGACAATAAACGCAGACTCATTAGGGGCAAAAGTCTTTGTGGAAGCGCCGTCAATATTATCAGACGCCGAGATCACCATGGACCCTGTGCCACTGTTTTTAAACAGCGTAAACCAGTTATTGCCTAATGACGACGCAGAAGGTAGAGTATACGTACCCGCGCCGCCGGACCAAACAGAAGTTTGTGCTCGATCAGTTGCTGCAAAAGTTCCAGCATTTACAAGCGCCAATGCGGGGTGGCTTTGGTTTAACGTCGTGCCGCTTGCAACCAGACCATAACCGGCTAATGTAGCCGCATCGGCTGAAGAAGTTCCTGTGCCAAAAGCAATAGTGCCCCACGTACCAGTGGTTGTAGGGTTTGCTGTAATGTAGACATACTTGGACTCGCCTGCAGCAACAGAGATAATCGTGTTGGTGCCTGCAAAGTCTTTAACCGTAAACGTATTTGCGCCAACGTTGCGAATCAACGCGTCTTGACCTACTGATGCCTGATTTGCAGGAGGCATATACAGGCTAAGGCCTGTAGTTGTGGCCGTAACCTGCATAATACGGGCAGCGTAATCATCTGTGGCGTTGCCGTTAATAGGCCAATTTAGTTGCGTATTTGCGCTTAATGTAACGGCACGATACGAAACGTCTGTCGGCTGAATGACGTTGCCTGTAAATGGTGAGTTATAGCTCATGTTAGTCCTTAACTATCAACGGCTACGGCTTGACGGTCTGCAATGCGAAGCTTATCTTCGGCCATCAACGTTTGCATAATCAACTCGTAGTTTTGTTGCCACATTGGCATGCGCTCATCATTCTTTAAGAATGGCATAGCCTGCAGGAGGGACCCGTAGAGCAAAGCTTGTGGCGCGTAGGTAGTAAACCAATTGGTTTGATTTGATGAATCCAGAGGTTGAACTCGTTCATAATAGAGTACCTCAAAGTCGTATGCCGTGCTAGGCGTAGGGGCCACCATCCAGTGCGTGTAATCATAGTCGCAATAATATAGCGGCGTGCCCGTTGTGGCTGGGTCAGGCCAATAACTGCGAAGGTACTCATACTTACGAAGCAGGACAGGTTGACGACTGCCATTAACTGTTACATTCATGGAAACAGTTTTGTGCCATCTTGCTGGCTTATCAATTGTGGCTTGACCCGCTGTCATAGCGCTGGTATTGACAGTTAAGTTACCTAAGAACTTAATTTGGCTAGCAATGATTTGCTCAGCCAGCATGATAAAGAGGGGGATCTTATTCAGCGTTGCGGCGTCAGTACGCTCCAGATAAGACTGGATATTCTCCACCAAGGAGTCATAGGTCATTACTGCGGCAGTTGTCATACTTACTTGCCCCGCTTCCTAGCCATTGCCATATTGTCAACCAAATTAGGGTAAGGGCGGCCTGCTGCTTTAGCTCTTGCTTTTGCTGCCGACTTTTTCTGCGGCGAAAGAGGCTTAGGCTTACCTAGCGATTTTGGCCGTTGTTTTTCCCAAACAGGCTTACTTGATGCCATTTTAATCACCTCTTAAAAATAAAGATATATTATTTACTAGCAACGCCTTTGGTCTTCTCAAAAGAGCGCATGCCAGCAATTCCCAAGATGCCTGATAGTATCACCCATAGTTGGTCTGCATCCAGTACTGGAGGAGGCTCTAGCCCTGCCGGAACCCAACCTGTAGCCTGAGCCCATTTCCATGCCCACTGAAACAGCGGGTATAGCAAGAACTGATAGCCCATAGCGGCTACACCAATCCATCCAATTGCTGGCCTCCAACCGGAAACAAACACGCTAGACGAGGCTGCTTCAATCTTATTGACTTCAATCTGCGCTAGGTCTGTGGCTTGGTCAATGCGCTTCTCTTCAAGGTCAAGCTTACGTTGCTCAACCTCCATTTGCATCTTTTCTTTATCGGTCGTAATCAGGTCGCCTGCAACTTTACCAACAGCTTCAATAATTGATCCTACGGCAAGCAAGCTCATTTCAAACCTTTCAATGTACGGTTTAGCCAACCCAGCAAGAACTTAACTTGCGTTCTGTTTTGGTTGCAAATCTCAGCGTAACGAGCCATCTTTGCCAAAGCGTAAGCCTGTTTAAACAGCTTACCGTCCGAGACTTGGTTAAGCTTTTCAATGGTTTTAGCACCAATCCCGCCATCAGGTGTAGCGCCAACCACGATCTGGGCAAGCTTGACCGCCATGCCCATACCTGCGTTTACACCAAAGTTAAAGATGGTATTAGCCACCTCTTGGTTTGCAATCTCGTTACCACGCATCTTGTCCCAAAACTCCACACGGTAGAACTCACGCACCATAGGCGTCAAGGAGCCGCCGAACTCTTTCTTGTCCACCAGCGCCCAGCCATTCCATTGTGGGTTCTTGTTACGAGCGATACCAGCGTAGGTCATACCGCCCGTGTCGCCGGGTACTTCATGGAGGACGTAGCCGCCCTCGTCCTGCATCATCTGCTCAAAGGCTGGTTCAAACTGCGCCATTACTTGTCCTTTGGTTTAGTGTCTTCATTCTGCATGAGTTTGATACCAGACAGGAACCCAATCATGCCGCCGATAAGAGTAGAAAAAGCGGGTGAAATCATTTTGAATATCTCTGCGTTGTCCACTTCCT